CGCTTGACCGGCCGGGGGCATTGGGCGCATTCCCCTTCCGCTTTCTTTCGCTCCAAGCACCGGGCGTTTCTGTCGTAGGCGGAAGTCATGCCGCGTCCCCCGGGCCCTCGTCCACGTTCCAAAACTTATCAAGTCCCCGGCGCATTGGTCCCTCGCTTGCGGCGGGTGTAGATGGAGACGAGTCGCCAGCATCCGCCGACCACGCGCACCGCCGTCACCGCCGCTTTGCGCGTCGGGTAGATGGTTCGTTCCGATGCACCAACGAATCCGCCGCGACCGAGCCACCACGTGGTGGACTCCATGGTGAGACACCGGAGCGCCACGCCTACGAGGCGCCTCGGTTTGGGAATGCGCACCACCGCAACGGTCACCTCATCCATGGTCCACCTCCCGGTCTGGTTTTCTTCCATGCGTCCCCGACACCTCCCCGCCCTCGTCCTCCTCTAGCCAAACCTCCATGCGTCTCCGCCATCGCCGGGCCTTGAGGTGCGCATCTAGAACGGCAAACGCCGCACAGATGGACGCGACACCCGCAAGGCCGGCGAGGAGGAGCACGGGGCTAACCCTCCACCGTGGATAGGGTGAGCCGCCCGAGGGAATCGAACCCTCCTAGCTCCGATACAAGCGGGGGTTGGCTACCAAGCCGGAGCGGCCCAATTTTTGGCTGCTTTCTTTTGGGGGGACTCCCCCCAATAGGTTCCCCGACCCGGCCATACGTGGCTCTAACTGGCCAAGTCACCATGACTAAGTGAGCGAAACTATTGGACCGTGGCCCCGGTTCGCCGGATTCAGGTTCCTGTGGGACTAACTCCCGTAAGGGTTCAAATCCCTTCTTTCGCACGAATCGGAGTGCCGACTCCCCCCGTACTCCCCCCGAATGGGTCCCCATCAGCGCCTCCCCGTCGCCCGACGCATCGGAGGCAATCCAAGGGCCTCCCGAGCCTGACGGCGTTCCGGGTGGGTATATTTGTTAGTGGTGGTGATGTGCTTGTGACCGACCAAGAACGCGACGCCCACTAGGGTGGCTTTCTTCTGATCAAGTAGGTCGGTGATTCTGCCGTGGCGAAAGTCGTATGGCGTGGCCTCTTCCGCTTTCCACTTCTCCAGCTTCCCTTTCGCAGCGGCGGCCCGGCATGCCTTACGGAACGGGACCCGCAAGTCATGGGCGCCAAAGACCGGCCCGATGTCCTTCGCCCACCTGTCAAGCGCCGCTTGGGCGATGGGGGTGACATCGATATCCCGCTCGTAGGCGACCTTATCGATCGTCTCGGTGATTTTGATCTCCGGTGTCCCCCGCCGGTAATGGGTGGGGGCTTCGATTTTTTCGACCGTTACGGGGCGTAGGCCCGTTTCCCAAAGCACGATGAAGAAATCCCGGACCGAGTGACGGTGCGGCCCACGACGCGCCCGCTCCGACACTTCCGGCATCTCCCGCAAAATGGCCATTGCCTCCCGGCGGGAAAGGGGGACGGCCTTGGTCTTATGCTTCCGCTCCTTGTCCGGAGTCCCCGGCATGTCCTTCCCCGGATAGGGCAGGGCGGGGACGGCGGTAATGTATTTGTGCTCAGGCGCCGCCGCCCACGTCATGAAGCGGCGCAGTGTGGAGATCTCTTTAGTAACAGTACTGCGTTTAACCACTTTCAATCGAGCCTTTGAATAGTCTGCTGTCCCAGTGACCCGGTCCAGCGTTTGGTAAAACCGCGCGAGCCTTCGGGCGTGCCGCTCCAAAAACTTGTAAGTTTGCTTGGCCACAAGCCCCTGCAGGCTTTCGAGCCATGCGGCCATTACTTCGTCAACCGGTTGGCCTGGGCGGGCGATGACAAGCTGTCGGTCCCACCTACCGGAAATAACTTCGGAGTAGATGAGCGCGGCCTTTTTCGAAGCGAGGCCAATATCTCTTTCACCCGTTGTGATTTCGCGACGCTGGCCTTGGTGACGGAAGCGAACTTGATAGATTCCATACTTGTTGAGGCGGAGCTTCCACCCTTGTGCTTGGCGAGCCATTGATCAATGTCCTCTTTCAAAAACCGAGGGCGCCCACCTCCGATACGAATGCAGGGGAGCGCCGCCCGTTTGCGGTCGAAGTCCCGCCGACTCATACGGCAATAGGCAGCGGCCTCGACACGGCTTAGGAGATCTTCGCGAATTGCAGGATTGCTCATCATCGGTCCCCTTTGTTCCTGTGAGTCTAGCCCATCGCTCATGCCGCCGCCTTCCTGCGACGGGGGAGCGGTATCAGGCGGACCACGATCCAGTCTTCATAGCTCGTCCCAAGCTCCCGGTTCAGCCGGGGGCACTGCCCTAGCGTCGGTCGCCTAATCCGGCGACTTATCAGCGAAATAGCCGACTGTGGGACCCCCGTACGCCGTGCTAGCTCCGCCTGGGAGATCTCACGTAATCGGCGATTGAGCCTGTCAATCGCATCCATCTAGCGCCCTATAGCAATCGCGATAGGGATACGCAACACCTATCGATCGTCACCCCTAAGACATACAAGGTATGCTAAACACTTCATTCCCGACCGTGGCGAACGGAGTTGGTTTTCCACAGGCTTTGACCTAGGATTCAACGAACGTGAGTAACGACCGAAAGCGGAGCCAGATCTCCCCGAAGCAGACCGAGCTACTTAAGCGTTGGCTTGATTCCCTCCTTCATCCGGACGGCGGTACGGCCCGGACGCAAACGCAACTAGCGGAGCTTTTGGGGGTGAGTCAGCCGCTTATTTCGGATGTCCTCCGGGGAAAGCAGATCCCAAGCATGGGGACCGTTCGCCTCATGATCGAAAACGGGCAAAAAAGACTAGGCCCCAAGGCGGATTTTACTTCCCTAATGCAGACTGCCCTTTACTGTCTAGGCCCTTACGAGGCAAGGGCCATGATACGAGCGAGGGGGCAAGCCCTAGATATTCTGTCGGCCGTCTATGACGAGGATTTCCTGCAGGCCATTGAAGCCGCCGATTGTCCGCCCCAAGGTGAAGGGTGGAACGTGGAGCAGTGGATCGAATACATCGTGCAATGCCGCCGCCTTTGGCGCGGTAGCAACCCCTCCGCCGCCCATATCCGCCGCATCGGCCCCGCCATCGCCAAAAAGGGCGGATGAGCCGCACGATTATCCGAGGCCGGGGACGCGCCCCGAACGGCCACCGCTCCTAATTCCGCCGCCGGCCCCATGCCCATTTCCGGACCCGCGTAGCCCAATGTAGGCCAATCCGCTCGGGTGGCCTACCTCACATTTGCGGCTAGCTATATCTATCGCGATTGCTATAATCCGGATATGAGCCAACGTCGTGGGTGTACGGGGGGGATCGACGGGCGGAGCTTGCCGGACGATGCGCAAGGCTAACCAAGCCCGCCCCGATTGCGCCGATTGCTTGGATGCGGGCGAAACCTGCGATCGGCATGCGGGCCGCTGCATTGGGTGCGGTTCGGTCAACGTGAGCCACCCCGACGTGCACGCCTATCGGGACGGCGTGCGGGCGTGGTGGTGCCGCGAATGTGACGGCGAATGGCGCCGTGAAGAGCAGGCCGAAATCAGGGCCGAATTGAGGAGAGGTTAAGTCGAATGAGTTTACCGTTTAAAATCCACGCGGCACCCGTTGCCAACAAAGCCGCCGCCAAGGGCAAGCTACTTGCCACCGCGGCACATGCGGAGGACGCGGCGGCCATCGTTTCCGCGCAGGGCGACGGAGCTTCTATCTGGTATATGGGCGTTTGCGTTTGGCGGGAGGGTGCCGAGACGTTCCCGGCCGGGGAAAGCTACGATGCCGTTGCGGAAGTCATCCACAGTCGCATCGATGGCAGTGAGGGGGAGTCATGAAAAGCTTGTTTCGGACGATTGGGCACATCATCGGGTGGATCCGCTACGTGGCGGCCCACATCAAAAAGGACCACAGCGATCCGGGCGCGCTTGTCGCCCTCGCCGTGATCGCCACCATTGGGGCCATCACGATGGGGTGCCTGCGGTGTCGTCCGGTGGTGATCGTGCTCGATTCGGGCTTCAACGATACGGAAATCAAGGCCGCCGAAAACGCCGCGCAAGCTTGGGAGGATAGCTCCGGGGGCGCGCTTCACCTTGATGTCATCTCCCGCCGCGTGACCGCCGTTGGTTACTCGCCCGCAGGCCGGGTCAACGTGCATCCGTCGACCTGGAACGAGGTGCAGGCGATGCGCGCCAAGCTTGGCGCCTCGGGTGACCTTTGCGGCGGCGGACTGACCGGTAGTGCCGTGCGCGATGCGGATATCTGGATCGTCATGGATAAGCCCGAAATCTGCCCGCCGACCTACGTTCTATTCCTCCATGAATTCGGCCACATTCTGGAGGACAACGGAAACCACGTTGGCGAGGGCGAGGGCGTCATGGAGCCGAATCCCAATAACCAACACCGCGAAATCACGGCCGCCGATCTGGCCCTGGTGATGGGACAATGAAAGACGAGGCCTACGCCCATGCTGTCCGCCTCCTAGAGGCTCGCATTGTCCAGCTTGAAACGGAGCTAGAGCGAGTACGGGGCGAGCGTGATCGACTGATCGGCCGGGAGCAAGGGGCCGAATATGCGCCCGGCGTAGCGGCTCCCTTGGCCAAGGTCGATACGCTCATCCCGCCCGCCGCTTCCGAGGCCGTAGCCAAGCTCCTAGAGGCCGCAAAGGCCGCCCACGGCTGCATGCTGAGTCCCCGCTCCGGAGTCGCTATCCAATTGGCGGGCGCTATCGCCACCATCGAAAGTCTCGGTCGATTCGTGCGGGGGAGGTGGGTGCTTTGAATTCCTGGTTTCGCCTACCCTGGCCGGAGGTGCCCACCGTATGGATCGATACGGAGACCACGGGAACGCACCCGGGAATCGATCGCGCCGTGTCGATTGGGCTTGTGCGTTTTGAGCGTGGACAGGCTGTGGCGGAATACCATTCCTTGGTAAACCCCTGCTTTCCTATCCCCCTGGAGTCCACCGCCATCCACGGGATTACGGATGACATGGTGGAGGGGGAATCCCGCATTGAACACATTGTGCAACGCCCCGAATTCAAGGCCATTGTTGAGGGGTGTCAACCGGGAGCCTATAACGCGCCATTCGATCGGTGGATGGTGCCGCCGTTCACGTTCGATAGGACATGGCCCTGGCTTGATTGCCTATCGCTTATCAGGAAGGTCGATCGGTTCGAGAAGGGGCAGGGCCGCCACCGCCTGGCCAACGTTGCCGCCCGCCACGGTGTCCCGCTAGCCAAGGCCCATAGCGCCTTGGATGACGCCCGGGCGGCGGGTGAAGTCTTCTATAAGCTTGCTCCTCGCGTCTACGGCCCCGACTGGTGGCTTGGAAATGTGCTCCACCGCCAGGCCATGGACGAGGTGATGGAATGGTACAGATTCAACAAATGGCTGTCCGGACAGCCACCCTTACCCCTTCCGGAGGAGAGTAACAGTGCAAGTAGCGAAGCGTGAATTGGGCCCCGGTATCTACAAGCGTCTACCCTATGGGCTTTATGAGGGTATCCCCGCCACTAACTCCAGCTCCCTACGGGAATTGCTCCGGAGCCCGAAGCAGTACCTTTACCGAAAGGAGAACCGGAAGGAATCCGAGGCCCTCACCTTGGGCCTAGCCGCCCACACCGCGATCCTTGAGCCGCATCGGTTCTTGGCGGAGTACGCGCTATGGGATGAGCGTTCCGATAACGGCAACGTCCGGCCCCGCCGCGGCAAGGATTGGGATGCTTTCCAGGCCGCGCAGGGAGCGCAAGGCCGGCGGATCGTACGGGCGGACGAGTATTACCTAGCCGCTGCGATGCGGGACGCGGTACGAGGCCATGGGCCGGCCCTTCGCTATCTCAAGAAAGGGGACTCGGAAATCTCCATGGTGTGGGATGACCCGGAGACCCGCTTTAGGTGCAAGGGTCGGGTCGACTGGATCGCAGACGATAATGACGTCCCGGTCCTTGTGGGCGTCAAAACCGCCCGGGAATGCGGCCCTCGCACCTTTGCCGCCGCCGCCTACCGCTACGGCTACCATATCCAATGGGCCTTCTACCACGATGGATTCGCGGCCACCACCTCTGTCCAGCCACGCGTGATCGAAATCGTCGTGGAAAAGGAGGCTCCCCATGACGTTGCGGTCTACCAGGTCCCGCCCGAAATAATCGAACTAGGTCGGGACGAGTACCGCCGCCTGCTTCTTCTTCTTATGGAGTGCGAGCATACCCACAATTACCCCGGATGCGTCCCGGGCGAACAGATCCTGAGCTTTCCCGCTTACGCTTACGATATGGATAACGACATTGAATCCCTAGGGTTGGAGGCATAATGAGCGAGTTTAAGAAACCGGTCGATTGGGATGAATTGTACCCCGGTCGATTTTTGAAGGCGGGCCAGCTCCTTGGCCGGAAGGTCACGCTAACGATCGCGAGTGTGGACGTGGACGAGCTAGAGGGCGACAAGGGCAAGAAAATGAAGGGTATTGTCTCGTTCGAAAAAACGCCCATGCAGCTAGCCTTGAATCGCACGAACGGCGTTTGCCTAAAGGCGATGTTTGGCCGTCACCTCGCCGATTGGGTGGGCAAAAAGGTCACCCTCTTTCCGTCCGAATGGAACGGTGAGCCGTGCATTCGGGTGTGGGGATCGCCCGATATCGAGGCCGACATGGCGATCGAAGTCCAGCTCCCCCGCCGTCGCCCGATCGCTATGACGCTGCACAAGGTCGGGACCAAGGCGGAGGCCGCCGCCTCGGACGGCGCGCTACCCTCGTCTCCGCCGCCGTCCTAGCTGGCCAATCTCAAAACCTCTCCACGGGCCCGGTAGCGCAAGCGATCGGGCCCTTTCTTTTGCCCTACCGAATACCATTGATCCCCCGGTGGCTCCCGATTATATGAATCCTGATAATTGGGAAGCGAGGGGATCATGGCCTGGAATTGGTCGACGGTTCTTGAAAGCGCCCCGCGTTCGGCTGCAGGCCGGTTCCTAAACGAGCAGATCGGGCGCCATGCCCCGGGGGCATGGCCAAACGGAACGCGGGTCCAGCGGGCGATCCTGACGGCTAGGGACCTCGATAGGGTCAAGGACGAGGGGGAGGTGGTGGGCTCGGTCGGTCCCGTCATCATCGCCCACGAGAGGGAATACGCGTATCTCGTGGCGTGGGACGACTTCCCCGCCGTCCCTATCCTTACCCTTGGATATCGGCTAGAGCGGATCGATGGATCCTAAGGACCTCCACCCCGCCGCGCGCGCCATCCTCTACACCTTTCTCGGTCTCATGGTGGCGGCATGCGTGGCGCTGGAAATTCTGCTTCTCACGCATGGGAGCCTTTTGGACCCCTAACGCCGTAGCCGACCGGGCCGCCAACGCCCGGCGGAAGCGCCTTCTTTTTGGCCCGCATGCGCCGAATATCAGCGTCAAATTCGGCGGCCACTTCGGGCTTGACCGCATGCAGAAACCGCCTCTGCTTAGCGCTCTTATAGGGCATGGCCTATGCGCACGCTGCGCCCCATCCGGCGGCGGCATACCTTTCCACCTGGAGTTTTTCCGGATCGGTGAGGACACGGGAGTAAAGAAGCACCTCCGGTATCGCGCAATTGGCAAACGTGGTCCCCGATCCGGTACAAAAGAGCCGAATTCCTGCCGCATCGGTACTCGCGACGCTAGCGCCGCTGGCCCGGTTAACCCCGCTTGTCCGTAGGTTCTGCGCCGTTCCCGAGGTTGACCCCGAATAGATGTAGGTTGTATTGATAAGGGCATCGGTACCCAAAGCGTCAATTTCAGCCGCACCCGAAAGGAATAGGCGCACATCGGTATTCGGTCGCGTTCCAAAGAAGATTCCCGACGTCACGCCACCATTCGCCCCGCCGATCTGGCATGCGTTGGCGGAAGCGGTCAGCTGGCGAACGATGTAAAAGAGCGTGTAGGGCGGGACCAAGGTGAACGCGGCTTGGACGAAATCGTCGACCCCGTCGCCCACCGGGGCGAGCTTACCGTTAACGGTGGTGGTCGTGGGAACGAGGCCGCCTGTCGTTTGGGCCAAGTCCTTACCGCCAATCTTATCTAACCAATGAAACGAGGTGGCCGGAACGATGGTGAGGCCGCTATCGGCTTTCCACCATGCCATCAGATTGGCAATGGAATTAGGATTGAAGCCGCCGCCGCCCTGCATGGCCCACCCGGGCCAACGATTCTTGAGCATTACGCGGCCTTTCGCCCACCCGAGCAGGCTACGAGTCCGGTGGCGGTGGTGGCGGCCATCACCCGCTTGAACCGTCCCGGAACGTATTGTCCGGCGGTGGCCACGATGGTGGTAGAGACGCTGTCGTAAACGCCTTGGATAACGAGATTCCCGGCGCCTCCTACGAGAATACCGAGATTGCAGGTAGCCGTGAGATCCGTAGTGTCGCTAGGTGTAATCGCGGCAAAATTGGTCGGCTGTGTTAAAAGCGCATTGGTCGATGCCATCACTACCCCCTTAGGCGGTTTCTAGTTGCTGTGTCCTTGTCTCAATCGCTTTGGAGGTGTCCACCTTGTGGGCACTACCGCCTGCCATGCCCTGCGACGGCTGGATTTGCTCCGGAGGCTTGGCGGTATCGCTATTCATGCTCGCGAATAGATCTCCGATCGCTTTGGTGAATTGGGGCGATTGGGTGGGATCCACCGCCACGCCGAACAATCGCCCGATCTGCAGCTTTTGCGTATAGGCAACGGTCTTACCCTGCTCCGCCATGGCCGTTACCCGGTCCATCACCTTGGTTTTGACGTCGGAGTAGGTCTCCGGTAGCACAGCCTTAAGCGCCTCCACCGATTCGCTGGACAGCTTGTTATGGGAAAGGTCATTGATCGCTGTCATCGGCCTTTGAAGCGTCTTTACGTAACGCATGAATTTCGCCTTAGCCATATCAGTGACGCCCCGTTGCGGCGTCATGGAAAGGGGCGGGGCGACCGCTTGCATGGGCATCTTGGCCTTTAAGAAGTCAATCGCCTTGGCCTGTTTATTTTGAATCACCATGGCCACCCCGGGCGCATTCTGGATCATGGGGCCGAGGGTCTGTTCGGTATGGTCGCGGGTCGCCTCCGCCTGGCTTGCAAGCTTGGACACCGCGGCCGTGGCCTGATGGTATTGGCCATCCAAGCTCTTGGGTGTTTTGGAGGTCTGCAGGGGGATGACGTTGGGGCCGGGACCTACCGTGCCCGCCGCCAGGGCCCCGATTTGATCGGGATTCTGCGCCGCAAGCTTGGCCGGTACCGCCGCCCCCTTGGATAAAAACTTATCAATGGCGTCCCCTATCTTCTTATCAACGGAAGCCGCCTCCTCCGCCACCGCCCCGACCTTGGAGAGCTTATCAGCCGCATAGGCAAGAACGGAGGACCCGCGCTCCCTTAGGACCTTGTGCGCCGCGGTCGTGAGAAGGGCCGCCGCCGCCGCCTGCGGATGAAGGAGAGACAAGGCCGATAGACCATGGCCGGAATGCTCCCCGAAGCCCGTCAGAGCCCCGAAGCCGCCCGCGATTTGATCGGTAAGCGATGCCCAATTGTTCCCAAGCTTGCCCGCTAGGCCATCGCTCGCCATGTCCGAGGCGAACCGGAGGGAGGAGTAAAGCCGCTTGGTTTCCTGCCAATCCTTAGCGAACGTATCCGAAATCCCAAGGTCCCGGGCCGCCTTGTCGGCCGATGTCGTTAGCTCGTCCTCCAGAATGCCGCGGAATTTCTTTAACTCATCGGCCATTGGATTGGCCGCCCGCGAATCCCACCGGATCCGTTCGTCAAGGCCTTTTCGGATATCCCATAGCTTGGCGTGGCCAATCTCATTCCCGGCGAAATCCTCAACAAATGGCTCTAGCCGCTTGGCCATCGCCTCGCCCAAGTCCCGCTTGGCTGGATTGTCAAGAAGGGGTTGCACCACCTCCTCGTAAGCGCGCTTAACGACCTTGGAGCCGTCCACCAGATTGCCCTCGCCTCTCGCAACGGCCGCGGCGTCCAGCTCCTTCATCATGTTGCCAAGCTTTTGACCGGTGGCCTCCGCATCCTTACCGACGCTTTCGGCCACCTGATCCACGCTCCATCCGGGCTGAATGTGCCCTCGCGCCAAAAGGTCCTTGCTGATTTCCTCCGCCCCGCCCGCCCTGGCCTCCGCCTTCTTGGCCCACGACTTCAAGCCACCCGCGGCCTTGAATGCCCGATCCTCCGCGAATTCCTCTACCGCCCCGCGAATTTTGGGCATGACGGTTTTCGCAGCATCCTCAATCAAGCTAGACCCTGCTCCAAGCCCGGCCCCTACCGCGCCACCAAAGAGGGCCCCGTGCTTGGCACCCGTCCAAAGCCGCTCCGCCGTGAGTGGCTCATTGTCCAAAACAGCATCGGAGTAGGCCCCGCCAAGGCCATAGGCCGCGCCCTCGGTAGCTCCCCTCGCTGCATAGGGCAGTGCTTTCTGTGCGGTACGAGCAAGAAGTCCCGCCCCGCCCTCACCCGTTAGCGCGCGGGTCCCGGCCTCCGCCAGGCCGCCGAGCGTATCCACGCCCCGGACGCCCGCTCCGACCCCGCGAATTCCCTCCCCGGCCAATCCTTCGATTCCGCCGAAGGCGAGCGGGGCGACCGTGCCCACCACTTCGCCCGCGATGTTTGCGGTAGGATTCGTCTCGGTATAGCCCTTGATGGCCTCCCGGGTCCGCTCCCCGGCGCCTGGACTCCCGAACGCCTCCGCCGCCTTGACTGCGAGGCCCTTGCCGCCTCCAAGTAAGAGCGCATTGCCCGCTCCGATGGCCCCGGAAATAGCGGCTCCGCCAACGCCTCCGTATTGCTCCTCCCGTGCCGCGGCGGCCTGCTCCTCGGCGGTGGGGATCGCGTGCTTGTCGGGGTCATATTGAGAGGCGGGAATCGAACGAACGGCTCCATCCGCGCCAAAGGTCGGGACCATGGTCCCGGGAGCAAATCCATATTGCCCGGACTTGAACGCCGATCCTACATCCGCATCGGGGATGTCATGGATTTCGCCGTTTCGGTCGATCATATCCATGGGGCGCTATTCCTCATTCGCACCCGTCCCGCCTGCTACCTGACGGGAGGAATGCGCAAACTTAGTGCCCAAAGCCATATTGGCCGTGCTTTCCGCCGAATTCAGTTCGAGCGCCAATTGCTGTGGCGACAGCGTGCGGAGGTATTTCTTCTCGTTTTCGAATTCCGTTTCGGTAGCACCCGTCGGGAATCGATTCTTGACAATCTCGGCCCCTACCGCATGGATCAAATGCTCGCGCGCATTATAGGCATCGGTCCCGACGGCCGCGGCGGCCTTCCAAAGCTCCGGAGCGCCGATCTTCCATTGGCCGCCGCTGGTGCGCTCCAAGCCCATGAGGGGCGCGTCGTTTTCGAGCGTATGAAGGAGGACGCGCGCCGGGTGCTTTGCATTGTATTCGGGAGCCGTCCACGCATCCTCGCTCCCCCCTTTGCCCATGAGAAGGCCTGCGGGAGCGTATTTCGTTTGGTTCGAAGTGGACATGGTATAGCGGTTCAGCTTTTGGATATTGTCGATGCGTTCCGACTGGATCTTAGCCTGCAAGATCTTCCATTGCGCCCTTTGCTCGGCGGGCAAGTTGCGCGCGCCAATCTCATTGACTTTTTGCTCCACCATTCCGAGCATGGCAATCCGGACCCCCGTTTCCGCCGCCTGTCTATCGCCATATTCTTGGCGCAATTGACCTAAGAGGTTCGTCTCGGCTTGGATGGTGTCGCGCTTGTTTTTAAGGTTCGCCTCTTGGGCATGGATATCGTTATCAATGTTCTGTTTCATCTTGTCTACGGCGTAAGCGGGGCCGCCGTTTAGGCTCGCTCCGAAGCCGGAAAGGCCTTGGAATAGAGCGGACTCCAGCTTATAGGCGGTGTCCTTGTCGCCCCAAAAATGTTTCGGATCAATCTTCTCCGCCGCCGCCTCCCGGGACAACTGATCAAGCTTCGCTTGCCGTTCCCCCATCACCCGCCGCCGTTCGGCCTCTATCGCGGCCTGGCGTTCTTGCGATGCCTTCAAGTCCCCTATCGTTTGCGTGTAGAGGGAACCTAGCTCCCCCGCCTTCTTGCCCTGGACATCCAAAAGGCCCTCTTCCGCCTTGGCCCTGTCCGCATCGGCCCCTTGTTGCTGGGCAATTTCAGCTTTTGAATATTGATTCTGCCCGACTTTGGTGGTGGTGGTGGCACCCCCCATGCCTATCATTTGAAGGGGATTGATAGCGGGGCCCTGATCCTCTTTCTTCTTGTCATCGATGAAGATACCGCCCGCCGCCCTTGCCTGCGGGCCGCCTCCGACATCCCCCGGTCGCGCCAAAAACGGAGGAGCCACACCCGGAGCCGCGGGCTTACCGGACAAGGCGGACTTATATTGCTTATCCTCCGCCTCTGCCTTGGCCTCCGCTTCTCTCTTTAGATCGTTTGGATCCTTGTAGGCATGGCGCAACCCTGCCTTGAATTCATCAATCGCGTTTTGTCCGCGTTGAAAGAAGTCGGGAGGCTTCGCCGGGAGCGGCGAGGCGGGAGGCGGCGGCGGAGCGGGTGTCATGGCCGGCCCCTCGGACGCCAGCGGGCCGGGCGATGACATGACGTCGACCGATGGGGGGGCCGCCGAGGGCGGGGCGCCCGCCTGGGTCGCTAGGTAATCGCGCGCCGCATCGCCGCGCAGGAAGGCGGGGCCGTCCGGGTCATCGGTCGGCACCATGATCGTTCCATCCGGCATCGATGCTGCGCCCGGGCCGAAATTCATGCGGCCTGCCCCCCTTCGTACGGATCCTTAATCCCGTCGTCGATTTGATAACCCGTATCCTTCGGCGTAACCGCGGGCGTTCCCGTCCCCGGGGCCCCGGTGTTCCCGGGCTTCCCCGATTGGGAATCGATGTAGCTTTGACCCAAAGTGGAGGCCCCTTGCGCCGCGGCCCCAACGTATTTGTCGGTACGGTTTTCGCCGAATTCCTTGGACTTCTCGGCAAGCTCCCCCGTATTGGTATTGGCGTTTTGTTGCGCGATCCCCACTTCCTGGTAGCCGTGCGCTTGATTGTAGAGCGCCGTCTCCCGATTAACGGCCATATCCTGCGCGCGGTTTTGCTGGCCAAAATATTGATTGGTGTAGTATTGGACTTGGGTGTCGTTAAGACCGCGTTGCCTTAGTTCGGCGTCTAGTTTGGCCTTGGCCTCGGACGAGGTAATGAGGCCCTGCTGGACGGCATTGTTGTATTTGTCGGCAAGGACCGTGGCCTCGTTCCTCTGCGCCCCGCCAAGCTCATTGGCCGCCACGTTCTGCTCTTGGATCCCCGCGGTTCTCTGCTGGCCAAGAACGGTCCCTAGCGCCTCCCGGGCTTGCGCATATTCCTGCGCCCGAAGCTCCGCCTGCTGGCGAGTCGTTTGCTGCATAAGGTTCTGATTTGCGCGCAACGCCTCTAGCTGAGTAAGCCCTTGGGTCGGCCCTCGCGCGCTATTGGCAAGCGAAAGGCTATTGGCCATCGCAATGTCGCGACCCTCCAATAGCTGTTGTTCGGCCAAGGACGGCGCCCCGCCCTCTAGATCGCGATTGAGCCTGTCAATGAGAGCCTGCTGCCCCGCCCCGGACGCCCCTGTCATCAAGGTCTGCGCCTGCTGGCGTTGGAGGTCCCCCAAGTCACTGACGCGTTGCTCTTGAGGAGCGGCGCTGCTGAAATCGATCCGGGTATCCGCCATCGTCGGAGCGGCCCGGTTCGCGGCGTCCTTGGCGTTTGCCGCTAGCTGGCGGGTATCGGTCTGTGGGTTTTTGGCGATTTGGGTCTGCAGATCTTGCTTTTGCTGGATCGCCAGATTGAGCGCCGCTTGGAGGCCTGGGTTATTCTTGACGTCCTCGGACAGGATCGCGATCCGCTTGTCGAGGTTGTCAAGTTGGCCCTGCTGGACCGGGGTGACGATGGGCGTCCCATAGCCCGCGCTAGCGGGCGTATCCCATGCTGCAGGATTCATTTGATACCCCACTCCTTGGACGCCACCCGCCCCCGGGCTCCCCACCGGAACGACATTTCCATTCGCATCTAGCGTCGTAGGCCCGGAGCCCTTACTGCTGGCGCTTTCGGTAAGCTTATCCCCGGCGGCCTTTCCAAGTGAATATCCGGCGGCGGCCCCCGCCGGCCCTCCGGCGACAAATCCGCCCACCCCCCCGGCGATGCTAAGGACCGTCCCCATATCGGGGCCATTCGGGGACTTAGTCCAATTGTCTCCGTTTTGCATATAGGTCCAGACGTTATCCGTCGCCTTTTGCACCTGTTCCGGAGACCAATCCGGATGTTGCTGCGCGATGGATTGGGCCCATCCGGCCATAAACCGGTCCTTATTCTCCGCTAGCGCCTTATTGCGGAGGTCATCGCTCCAATTCATTGCCTAGCCTCCACCTGTAGGGCATGCCCGCGGCTCCCTTTCTTCGGGACCACCTCAAGAATCAAGCCGCTCATCCAAACGCTATTGCCGTTGGCGGTAGCCGCCTGCTGAGTGGAAATGCGAAACCGCACCCCCGCACATTTCTGTTGAATGAGGTGGTAGGAAACCTCCTCCTTGACGGCCAGGCCGTCTAAGGTCGCCCCGTTAATGGTTTTCGATTCGCCGAAAGTAGAGGATCCGTCGTAGGCCACTTCAATCTTTAACGCGTGGTTTTGCTGGCGCGTGCCTAGAAAGGTGGCGGTTCGCACCCGGCCGTAGGCTTGACGGCCTCCAAATGGATAGATGTTGGCCATTTCCACCACGGCAGGGATAAAGAGGCCGAAGTCATCATAGGCCGTCAAGGATTCGAGCCAAATGGCAGGCTGAAATCCGCTCGCCCACATGAGCTTATACGAAATGCCGTTAATACATTTCGCATCGATGTAATCGAGCAAAAACCCGACGTCGAGACCCGCATAGTCAAACGTGGACCATGTCCCCCGGGGGCTTGCCTGCATGGTGTTGCGCGTATTGAGCACCAATTCCTGATGGCGGGGCATTAGGGCGGGATTGTTGATACTGAACCGCACCTCGTCCCGATCGGTAGGCACGTAAGCCGCCATAATCTCGTAGTTTTCAAGCCAGCCGTCTACCTCATGGCCAATCGGGACAAGCGTTAGGGCTCGGTCAAGGAGGAAAATACCTTTTTGGGACCCGAAGTAAACGCCCGCCTCCGCCACCACCACACTCCGCCAATCGGTGGCGCCCACGTCGGAGGCGAGCTTATTGATTTGGATATTGAGGCCTTGCCCCCGATCGTCCGGCCAGGCCCCGCTAACGACAAAGGCCTCCGTTGCCGTGAAGGCGATAAGCTTGTCGTCCACGCTCGCCAATGCTGTCGGCTGTCCTCCGGTCGGCAGGCGAAATTGCAGGGCATCGTTGAAGCCCGGAGCAATCCCCGGAACGTATTCCTTGGAGTACCAGATCGATCCGTCCTCCGCCGAAATCAGAAATAGGCGGTTCGCGTGGGTGATGATGACATCCGTGCTAGGCGGGGCGTAATTGGCGAGCGCTCCACCGTCTGTATAGAGGGTGGGGAAGCTCTGGATCGTGGCGTCCGGATTGATGAGGCTAAAGATGAGGGGGGTATCGCTACCATTGTTGCTCGCCACATTGGTGGGCGTTTGCTGACGATAAAACGTGGTCCCCGCCGCCGTGGTTCCATAGATCATGAGTCGCACGGGCGAAAGGGCAGGCTCCGCGACAGAATCCCGGTTCGAGAAGGGGAGCGGTTCAACCTGTCCTTGCACCGTTTGATTGGGTGCAACGATGGTAATGGATGCCGCAAGGCCCGGGGCCGATCGGTGCTCATTGCCCCTAGCGTCCGTCCACTCCCACACCGCTAGGTATTGATGGACGCCAGCATCGATTGTCCCGCCTGCATTGATGGCCGCCAAAACAGGCGCTTGAGGCTGTGCGGAAAACCCCACTTCAAAACAATCCCGGCCATCGAAACAGCAGAGATGCCCTCCCGCGAGGTAGGTGAGGCCGCCTAGCTCGGTACTGCAGTAGCGAGCATGGGAGACATAATCCAAAAAGACAAGGTCAACGCCCGATTGTTCGATGACCGTCGTATAGTCATAATTGATTCGCTGCTTTTGCTTGGTGACAATCGTTGTCAAAAGCCGCCCATCCGGTAGGGTGATGACGGACGGAACGGTAAAGCCAAAGCTAGGCTCAAATCCGGCGATGAGGCGGGCGCATTCCGCATCGAATAGAGTGGACAGAAACCCACTAGCGGCGGTACCGAGCGGGACGACGATCGCCGCCCCTTGGATGGGGTCAACCTGCAGGCCCCCCTTGATGTTGCTCTCCAGGGCACGCGTTACCCCGTTGCGATCCAGCCAGGGCTTCGTTAAAAGCTGGCGAGCATAGCCGACCGAGGTGCTACCGAGCACACCAGCATTGGAGACGTCCCGCGTATTGGTTCGATAGAGTGGCCCCGCCACGGACGTGGTCCATACCGCCCTCGCGTGGGTCGCGTCCTCTCGACATAGCGCCACGACTTTGCCCGCTGGCCAGGCCGCCTCAAGAGTCACGGCCGCAAAGGCGGCTACGAGGTTGGAGCCATTGGAGGTGTAGCCTCGACACTTGAGGTCCCCCGTGGCGTTTTCACGATAGGCGAGGTAGACCCGCTCATTGGCCGTGCCGCAGGTGGCGATGCAATCGGCACTCGGAACGGTGGGGAAGGTTACGCTGGCAAGCTGGCCCATACCGGAATCACGGATCCCAAGCTCATTGCTAGCGACTGTTTTAAAGGCAAAGAGAAACCGATCCGTAAACCCCCCTAGCGGAGCCGTGTCGATGGGCCCGTCCCCATTGGCGTCAAAAACCCCATCTGCGCTATCGATGGCCATCGTTGCCGTATTGATGCGGAAAGCGCGGATGCCGGAACCGGTGGCGAAGTAGAAACACCAAAACCATTGATTCACGGCCGCAATGCGCGGCCGGCTCGAATTCGTGGTCTGATAGGGGGCGAACCGCTTAATCACCTCACCCGTCTTTGCGTCCGCCAACATCCAAACGATATAGTGGGTGGAGGTATAGACCGATCCTGGCCAATGCTGGCAGGCCCCGACAAGGATGTACCGGCCATCGATGGAGAGGGCAATGTCCGTTTCCGATACCCTCGCATTTTCCCGCACGATCGATTGACGTTTGATTCCAGCAAGGCCCCCCAAAAGGGTCCCATGAAGGATCCCCGTCATATCGCGGATCGTGGCGTTCACCTCGTCCGTAATGAGGTACGGGGTTTTATTGTGCTCAAACAAGCGAACGCCGTTGAAGGGCGTTCCGAGGGCGAGCGTGAGCGGCGTATGCCCGTTGCGAGTCCGTAGGGCCCCCGGGGTAGAGAACACGACGTTTTGGGCCGTAAGGAGCTTGGTCGTTACCACGGCACGTGGATCCGTTCGGGTGTCGATGCCATCCCCGAAATTCACCTCCACTAGCTGCGAATCGGCCATCACCAGATCCAAAGGGTAAAATTGGCGGCCGTTCCGCCCGCCGCCTGCCGTACGGTTACCGTCTTAGCGTCGCCCGCCCGAAAGATGAGAGGAGCCACCGCCGCGACAGTGCCATCGCAGCGGCATGTGATGATGCCACGGGGAATCCGTTTTAGCCCGTGCGAAATGATAACATCATTGGTCGTAATCGAGATGGGCCCCGTCATCTCCCCCGACAAGAATGGAAAGGACTTCGCCAGCGCCCGAAACGCCTCTTGGATCCGCTCTTGGATGAAGCGTAGATCCTGGACTCCGGTATATTGATTCGTGGGGGGACGGACTTCGGGCATGGCTACTCCCCCCACCAACTTGTCAGCTCTTGGATCACCAGCGGTTCGGACTGATCACGCTCCCCTAACGCCCGGATGTCCTTTAAAACTTCGTTGGCCTTGCTGATGGCATAGGAGGGATCCGATTCCTCCTTGGCTAGGGCCGCCGCCGTGACATCCCAAACGACATATTCCTCCAAGCCTACGTAGCCGTCCAGCGGATCGGCGGGGGCGGTTAGCTTAACCGGAGCCTTGACGTAATTGAGGCGCAGGGAGTGGACGGCGGTAGGGGTGGGGACGAACCGGATTACCGCATTGCGGATGGCATAACCTACGCCGCATTCGGTCGATCGGGAGCCAACCCAAATCCCCCACCCGGACCCGGATAGCTGATCCTCCAGCTGCTGTTCAGTCGCCCTCCGGAGGCGCTTTTTAACCCCGCTTCCGTCATCCCACCATAACGACAGTTCCTTGAGAAAGTCGGTCGGGAGATTGACGGACTCGACGTTGGCCGTGGTCGTAAGGGTGGCGGTGCTATTGAAATACTCGGCCCCGAATGTTTGCGTTAGCTCCCGGTAAAACTTCCGGATGGACGCATTGATGAGATCCGTCCATTCGGAGGCCGCCACCGGGCCGCCGTTCTCCATGTGCGAGCGTTGCTGCGCCCATGTCGTTAGTTGCGCTAGGGTAACCGTCAGAGCCACGGGGCCCCCTTCTTGGCTTACTCCTCGTAGGCGCGCTCGTCATTGGCCATCAGACAGGATTTCATGGCCTCTTTAAAGGCGTCCCGGTCGCCCGACTTGATTGCATCGAACGCGGCATCGAGATGCATGTCGCGATCGTCGCCCTCCCGCTTTTCCTCTTCCGGCGATTCGCTGGCCTCTTCCTCCGGCGATCCCTCTTCCATGTCCTCATCGCCCTTTTTGGGCTTGCCAATGCCGATGATGAGGGCGGGGCCTTTGTCCTTGGGACTCATTTGACGGCCCCCACTTGGCAAACCGCGATGATGTTAATGCGGTTCGATGCATTGGCGGCAATATCCGCCACCGCTCCGCCCGGATTGTTGCGGATGACTACCGTGGCCTTGCTCCCCGCCGTGAGGGTCACGGCCCCGACCTGGATATTGGTATCCACGTTGGCCGCCGAATTGATTTGCACGTAGGCACCGATCGCCACAATGGCATTGACGGCAATGGACAGGGTTACTGTCCATGTCCCGGTCGACGTCCACACCACCGAGTCAATAAGGGAACCTTTGTTGACGGTGGCATCCGGATTGCTCCCCCCATTGGGGGCAAATGAACCGGCCACCACCAATTGACCCTTGCCATAGGTCCAAAGGCGATCAAAGGTTTTGCCCGCACTCATGGCTAGAGGCTCCTAACAAGGACTCGGATCCATCCGGCCGGGACGACGACACCTGTTGACGCTTTGGTAATTTGAAAGGACAGGACTTGGCCGGCCGTCATTTGGCGAGTAGCGGGTGTGGCGGAGACGGCGATATTATAGGGAACACCCGCGGCAATGTTTCCGCCGCCGCCGCCGCCTGTCGTTTTGGTATCCGTTTGGGCTACGACGGTCCCCGCACCTCCGAGGCCATCATGCTTATTGATGATGATGGAGGCGTAGGTGGCATCGTTAGCGGTTAGAGTCCCCGCCGAAACGAATTTGACGTCAATAATCTCCCGATCGCGGTAGGGAACATGGAAATAGTCGGCGGCGGTGGTGGTGGAGGCCATGGCATCGGCGGACGCCTTGACGTACTGCACCGCTTCCTCGAAAATGCCGTCAACTTGATCCTTAACGTTTTCGGGTGAGATGTCATGGGCCGAGAAAAGGCCGCGGAGCCACAGCTTAAAATTCGAATAGATTGCAGCCATTTTTCCCTCCCTTAAACCGTGGGAACCGTGATCCGGCCATTGAGACCGGGGGCCAATCCGAGGAGGTTACCCCTCCATCCGGCCCTGATTTGGACACCGTCCGCCGTGGGATCCACGACGAAGTTGGAGCCGGAGGCCTCGGTAAAAAACCGAGGCGTTTTCCCGAGGCTTTTCCATTGCCACGTCCGTTTGGTAAGCGCCCAAGCGATGTTGGCTTGGCAGTTGTGATCCGCCATCACTTCCACCGGACGGCCGCCGGAATGGACTTTGATGGTGTCATAGCCAACCTCGCCGGTTCCGGACTCCTTGCGCATGGCCTTGGCGCCAAGGTCCAAGGAGAAGTCCGCGAATCGGTTGTAATCCGTGATCACGGTGTCAATGGATCCGGACCCCGCCTCCACCCGGAATTGGGCGAGGGCTTTGATGATAGCGTCGGAGATATTGAGGAGCGAACCGTCATAGCGGAGGCCGCTAAGGCGGGTGTCTACGCTCCGATCAAATCCAAAGACCGCATCTCCGGGCGATGGGGCCGCGGCGGGAATATACGAATCGAATCCGTAGATCCCAAGGCCGAAGTCTCCGGCGGGAAAGATGAAGTCTCCTCCCGCTCCAAGCGATGCGCCGGGGATGTCCGCCGCAAAGGTAGGGGCAAGCGTAATCTTGCCGTTCGGCCGATCGACCGAGAGCACCGATGTTTGGCCCGCTCGCACTGATCCGGAGGTGCCATCGGTAGTGGCCAGATTGATTTTCATGTTGCGGCGATAGTTGACGATATCCCCTTGGTTAAGGAGGGTGACCGTTGCGGTCGAAAGCCCGTTGGCCCGCCCGATGGATCCGCCGTGGTTTCTGAAAAGCCCGTTTCCCAACTTTTCCGTGGTGGCTTTGATGCCCGTCGAAACCTCTTCCTTTTTGAGGTCCACATAGGCTCCGTCATCCGAGGCGGAGGCCTCCATCGTCTCATTATCGAGATTGATGATTTGGTAATAGCGGGCCCGGCGAATGGTGAAGGTCGCATAGGAGCCATTGCCCGCATTCATGAGGGCCGTATTGAAGTCCGCGCTCATTCCGGCGGGGACCTCATAGGCAACGTCAAACTGCAGGCCTGCGGTGGCGCGGCCGTAGAAATTGGTATCCTTGGGGAGCATCCCAAGCGTGGGTTGCTCCTCGTACCCAATCCGCTCCATACGCGGGAAAAAGTACGTTTTAAAAACGTTATCAACGGTAGCGAAATTGACTTGGCCCATGGGGCCCCCCGTGGCGCGATTCCCTCCCGGAACCTACGCGGCATTGGCTCCGCGCCGGATCGTTGCGTCTTATCGTCGGATACCGGCGGCCCGCATGATGGCCTGCCAGTCTTCATCATCCGAGACTTGGCGCCCCGTACTCCGTTGCGTCGCTAGTTGGTTATTCAGCGTTGCGGGCCGCTGCGCCGATTCGCGATTGGCCGGGGTGGCCTTCCCCTCGCGCGGGTCCTCTAGGGGAGGTGCGCCTAGCCGCTTATTCCGCCGCCCTTCACGGACGAGGTAACGTTGCTCCTCTTCACTTTCCAGGGTCGCTAGAACCTTGTCAAGGGGCAGACTTATCCCCGTCTTTTCCCAATGGGCCTTGATTCGCTCCCACGCGGATTGTCCTACAAGCTCCGCGGAAAAGGCGGGGAGATGGACGTAGTCATCGGCATGTTGAGTCACATAGCGGGCAATCTCCGTAATGTAATTGGAGACTTTGATTTGCTGCGCCGTCCTATCGTCGTCCTCCCGCCGCTGCTTCTCATCCTTCTCGCGTTTCGCCTGCTCCTCGTCCCGCCGCCTTTGGTCGGCCTTCATCCGGTCCAGTTCCTGTTCCACCGGAGTCTTTCCCTCTAGGACGTAGGAATTAATATAATTAATGGCCTTGGTTTCGCTAATGCCCTGCTTTTTGGCGATGTAGGCTATCAGCGCCCTCGGGTCCGCCTCCAAGGCGTCCAGCATCTTGGAACGATCATCCAGCTCCCGCCCTCGGGCCTCCCTAGCGCTATCCTCCGCCTTGGCCCGCTCCACCCTCTGCGCGTATTCGGCCTCCCTGGCCTCTAGGCGCTGGCGCTTCTCATGGTACCGCTTCCATTCGCGATAGGAGACGCGTTTATCCTCCTCGGTTTTCTCGGGTGGCGGCGGAGGGGCGTCCTCCTTCTTAGCAGTAGCCTTGCCGTTTTTGCCCTGTTCCGGAGCCTTAAACGCCTCCGCCTTGGCGTTTTCCCAAGCCCGGGCATCATCGGGCGTCCCATTCGGGGGAGCGGTCTGCGGGGCCGGTACGGGCTGTGCGGCGTTTGCGTCAGGCATGATCGAACCTCATGAGGGCGGGCCGCCGGGTGGAGTCCCGGGGGCGGTAGGAGCGGGCGTAGGTCCGCCGGGTGCAGGGGGTTGGGGACCGTTTTCGCCGGTAGGCGCTGCACCCGGCGGAGCTTCGGGGCCGGGCGGTGGTGGTGCGCCCGGCGGCGGAGGCGGGGCCGCTCCCGCCGCATCGGGCGAGGGGGCCGCCGTTGGCTCCGGAGTAAGGCAATCGGTAATGAATTGCCGCAACAGTTCCATATGCTCTTCCGGATAGGCCGCCTTGGGATCGACAAGGCCTTGGACCTTGGCGCGCGAATAGCGTTGCACCCCCATCCGGGCTAAGAGCTGCTTATCCTGCAGCGGTTCCACCACCACCGATTCCCCATCGTTCAACATCAAATCGATCATTTCCTCGCCCAATTCATACATGGCGGTTTCTAGGGTGGAGGCGTCCTCCAGATCGGGGAAATCGGCGAGGCGCTTGTAGTCGGACTTGGAAATGAGCTGTGCGTTAAGCCATTCATCCAAGGTGGCGATGCGGGCGGACGGCTCCGGGGGGAGCGCGCTAGTCGGGTAGACCCTTAACCACCATTGGTCGCGCGATAGGTTGATATCCTTCAAATCGATTAGATCGATCTGGCGCTTGCCGTGATAGGCGACGGCATAGTTGCCGAATTTCTCCTCGGCCTCCTTGGCCAGATCGATTTTGCTTTCCGCCACCTCGCGATCGAACGTTTCGCAATCCCGCAAAAAGGGTAGGCGACGGCGGGAGGAGACCGAGTCCGCCATGCGGATAGCGCGCCCGCTCGCCTTATCCATGCCTTGGGGCAAAAGCCCTTGAGCACTCATGGCGTTGACCCCCTCGACATTGTACATGGAGGAGGCAATCCACCTTGCATGGTCGATCACTTGGGGAGAAACGACGTCATGCACCACGTATTCGGGCTTGGCCCCGGAGCCGCCGTTGTAGGTGACGATCGTGCCAACCCTATCGTTAAGGTGGGTTTTGAGCACGCCAGAATTGGCGTCCAGAAATACCTTCAAATTCCCCGCCCTTTTCATGGACAGTTGGATATGGCGGAGAACGCGGTTTAGCTCCGTCTGTTGACCGAGTAATTGCTCCACCATGCCTTTTCCCCACATGCCGATGCGGGGTTTTATCCAATAAAGGAACGTGAAGGGAAACGTCCCCTTTTTCCACGGCTCATCAAATAGGGTGGCGCCTTGGACAACGATCGCATGACGGCCGTCCCCGCTCCCCTCGTCCTTTTCCTTGCGTGGATCGGCGGGGCGGGAGGGAAGGTGCCAAGATTCGGTCACCACAATCAAGTCCGAGGCCACATCGACGAAATACGGGTAATCGTCGATATTCCCCCGCCGGGCCCGATCGATGTCCTCCGCCTTGTCGGGATAGCAAGTTTTGAGAACCGCCCGATCGACGACATACCATTGATAGATGGTGCGCGGTTTCCCGTAGCGGGCGTCATCCTTATCGGCGCCGATGTCCCAAGCGATGACCCGCTCGCCCCTGACGCGATTCGTGGCGGCGTCGATCAGGGTCTTTTCTACGCCCGTTCCCCATATAAGAGCGTCTAGCTTCGCATCGTTGCCAACTTGCTCTTGGCCGTCCTCGTAGGCCTGGCCCTCGCTGAATTTGTCGAGGTCCTTGGCCCTCTTTTTCATCCTGTAATCGCCGCCGGAGGTAACGACGGTCATCCGCGTACGGTTCTGCACGCATTCCGCGTGAACCGTATGGACCATGTTTTCAATGTGGTTTTGCGATAGCCGCTCGAACGTGCCCGCCGCCCGCCCTCCAAAGGAAGAGCCAAGCTCATCTTGGGCTTGATTGCTGTATAAGCATAGCTGCTCCACCATCCGGAGCTTTCGATCTAGATCGCTTTCCCGGACCTTATCAGCGGCCATCAAGAGGCGTACGTGCGGGTCTCCCTCCTCCAGCCACCACCCGTACCGATCCCCCGCGGGCATCATGCGAGGATCCCCCGCCGCTGCATGTGCGCGATAATCTCGTCCGCTTCCCGGTCGCGCGCGGCCTCGCATTCGGCGCACTTGCACCCGGGCTTAAGACCGTTGCGACGCCGCTCCTCGCTCCACGCGCATCGATGGGCATCGCCAAACGTGACGCGGGTAACGAGGCCCTGCGCCTTCGTCTCGAATTGAAACTGAGAATGCCAGGCCGTCATGCCCCCTCCCCATCGGCCGAGGGATGAGGCAATCGGGACCCGGGAGCACGAAGCCAAGCGGGCTTACCTCCGACATGCGCCCATTTGTCCCGCTCGTATTCCTCCGCCTCTAGCGTCTCCTCCGCCTGTTCGTTTCGACCGAAACCGGCGGGCGCCGTGGCGTCCGATACTTCGATGATATCCGCCGATAAACGGCGGAGGCGGTACCCATGGCGGTGGAGCAAGTCCAACACCAGCGCCAGCTTTTCCGCCGTTACAGTTGAGTCCATTCCCCCGCCACCCTCCCCCGGTAAACCACCCTAGGGGGGCTTGCGACGGGTGGCGGCGGCCTAGATACGCATCAATTTCCTTTTCAGGTCCGCCGCTTTTATGGCAACGTGCCTGGCGGTTAGGGGATCGGCCGGATGGATGATGAGGCGTTAAGGGGTTATCGGGAACAAATGGCCGCGCAGCGGGCGCTTTGGCCGAAGGGGCCATGGAGCGATGAGCCTGATCGCGTGGAATGGACCTCCCATGGGTTCCCGTGCCTTATTGTCCGCAATAGCCTTGGCGCCCTTTGCGGTTATGTGGCCGTCCCCGCCGACCACCCGGCCCACGGAAAGCATTGGGCTAGTGTCCCCGCCACGGCCCACCGCGGCCTCAATTACTCCCGCCCGTGTCAAACGGTGATTTGCCACGCGGGAGCGGATGAGAATGTGTGGTGGCTGGGCTTTGATTGCATCCACATTGGATTCGATGAACAGGCGGACCTCGCGCCGGGGGAATTTATCTTTGGCATGTTGGACGGGTCCCATGCGCGTTCTTTTTTGCGTGGCGGCGGCCCGCAGTATCGGACGATCGCCTATGTGACGGGGGAGGTGGAGTCTTTGGCGGAGCAATTGGAGGCGATGAAGGGGACCGAATGCCGCAAACCTTGAAACCGGAACACCTCGAAAACTTGCGATCCATGATGAAGGCGGCCCATGCGAACGGCCAAAGGAAAGCCTTTCTTGATGGGGGGATAACGTCCAGTATCTATTCCAAGCTCTTAAACGGCGGAGGGGTCGGCCTCATCAACGCCAACAAGATGCTTACGGTTCTAGGTCAACCCTTGCTCGATGCAACGGCGCTAGCTCCGTTCCCCAATAACCGGACCCGCCCACCGAATTCGGGATCGGTCGGACCTAAGAAGCGTGGCCGGCCGCCGGGGAGGCCACGGCAGGCGTCCCTTTTTGAGGAGGAGGATAAGACCCGCCTTACAGAAAAAGAGAACGAAGCGCTCCGAGGCCGCGTCATGGGCATCGCCAAAACGCACGGCCTTTCGTGGAATCAGATGGAGAAGACGATATTTCCCGGGCGGGCCAATAGCTACTTCCTAAACCGCTACGTCAATCGGAGGGAGCCCGCCCTTGCGCGATTGGAGCACGCCGTTCCGATATGGGAAGGGCTTAAGCGGTACGGCGTCCAGGGTCCTCCCCCATGGGAGAAACGTCTCGGGCCTACGGCGGCTCCCGTCAAGCCCAATCGGCGGGGCGGAATGCCCAAGATTCTAACGGCCGTTGAGCTGTTGAAAAGGGAGCGGCCCGGGCTGATTCGATCGGAGACGCGCAAGCTAAGAGTGGCTGCGATCATGAAGCTTCGGGACCACTTCAAGGACGACAGGCCCGCCATGGCCAACGCGCTAGGAATGACAACGGGCGAGCTAGGCCGGTTTTTCCAGGGTAACGTCCCGCGCGATACCGATCTAGAGGCCATCCGCCGCTTGGTCGGCCCGCCCGATCAGTTCCCGATCCGTGCGATGCAAACGGCGAATTCACCCGCACCGTCTACGATGAGTCTCGATCAATTGATGGCCTCCCGGTTGACACCTCCGACCATGGCGCCTGCTACGATGGAGCAACTTTTGGGCGGCATCGATCAATTGGTGATGGAAATCGGTCGCCAAACGCTTTTAGTCTATCTCAATCAATGGAAACCCAAATGAAGGGGACGACGATCATGAAAGCAGACAACCTAACCGCACTCCAGAGCGATGCCTTGCGGAGTCAACTAAGACAGGCTTGCGCCGAGCACACCAAAGCATCGATCATGCTGGCCAAGGGACTCTTTGAAGTCTACTACGGGAGCGTGCTTGACAAGGGAACCTCGAGGCCGCTCCATGAGGCGTGGGGGTATGAGTCGTTTGGCGAATACGCGGAGCATGAGCTATCGATCCACGCGGGAACCGCGCGCCGCTATGTCGAGGTTTACGATGAGCTAGTGATTAAGCGGAGCTTTCTGGACCCGAAGACCGGGGCCTCCTACGGAAAGACCGTGCTCCCGGATTCGATCGGCAAGCTCCGCACCATCGCCGGGATTTCGCGCGTCGTGAAAACGGAGCGAGAGCTACTCTCATGGATTAGCCGCTCCTTGGAGCTGTCCGCCTGCGATTTTGAGGAGGAGGTTGACAAGGCCTTCCACCTCGGCTCGTCCAAAAAGCACTCCATCTCCTTCTCGCTCCCAAGCTCCCGCCTCAAGGTGATGATGAAGGCGCTTGATGCGGCGAAAGAGCGGTTCTCGGTGGGGAGCCGGGCGGAGGCGCTTACCGCGATTGTCGAGGCATGGGCGGCGGATCAAACGGAGCCGCGGGTAGCACCCAAGGTCGGCAAGGCAAAGCGAAAGCACCGCCATTCACACTCTCACGCGACGGATAACAATACACCCGCCATGCAGTAGGGCCAAGGGGGGCGGCTCCTTGGCGGGGGAGCCGCCTCTTTCATCGAAAGGGAGGGGAGAAAAGGACCGGGTGCCATGATCGGTGAGATGCGAACGATGGACGGAACGGGGGATACCAAGGTGACTTGGGACACGGAGAAACCGGCCGAGGTGGAGGCCGCGCGCGAAACGTTCTACTCCTTGAAAAAGCAGGGATACGCCGGGTATCGCGTCACCCGCGGCGGGGAGAAGGACGAAATCCTCCATGAGTTTGATCCCCACGCCGGGCTCCTCATCATGGCGCCTCCGATGGTAGGGGGCTAGCGTGCCGACCGTGGCCCGATGGCCCGGATGGGTGGTTTCTAATTGCACCAATTGCACCACCGCCACCACCGCCACCTCCTATAACGTCACCACCGCTTGGCAGATTTGGACCAACCAAACGACGGCCTACAACAATGCGGCGGCCATCTACGTTTGGCCGGAATGGGCGCAAACGTACGCGGCCATGCGTGAGGAGCAAATCCAAGCGCTTTCCAATGCGCAAGGCGCCCTTGCGGGGATTGGGAAAAACGTCAACGTCCAACCCAAGATTTCCGAGGAGAGGCGGCGGGGGATTCTTGAGGAGCGGGAACGCTGGCGAAAGATCCAAGAGGAGGCTACGGCCAAGGCGGCGGCGGCGCTCAAGCGGGCGGAGGCGCTCCTTTTGGCGTGCCTTACGGACGAGCAGAAACACGAACTAGTGACGGACAAGCGGTTCCATGTGGTGACTCCGAGCGGTAAACGCTACCGCATCAAGCGGCACACCCACGGAAACGTCCTCCTTCTTGACGACCACGGGGAACCGGTCCGCCGTTACTGTGCCCAACCGGGAGGCGTCCCCGATGATGACGCGATACTCGCGCAAGTCTTAGCGCTTCGAACCGATGAGGCCGCGTTTTTACGCGTGGCCAACGAAACCATTTTAAGGGCAGGGTGAAGCCATGATTGACAGCAACGGAAATTCCGCGGTTACCGTGGACCGTCTCGAGTTACTGCAAGTAGTGGCCAAAAACCTGGAGGGCCACCGGACGGCCTTTCTGGAGGCCCAAGCCGGGTTTAGGGAGGCTTTTATCAAGGAGCTGGACTCCATGCTTGCCGACGCGCGGGCGGGCCGCCAATACCGCCGGTCGATCACCCTCCCGGAGCCGCTGGACCATTCCAAGGATTACCGCCGCGTGATCCGCATGCTGGAAATGTCCAGGTCTGAGCAAGTCACCATTACAGAGCACGATTTTGGCCAATACGTTATGGACGAATGGGGGTGGAAAGAGGAATTCTCCACCGTTGCGTCTAACTACTCCAAAAGAGGATAGCCATTGCGGGTGCTCGTCTGCGGTGGTCGGCACTATGAAAACAGGGTCCGGGTGTACTCGGTCCTCGACTATATCCATAAGCCAACACCGATCACGCTCCTTATCCACGGGGCAGGCTTTGGAACCGATATATTAGCTGGACAATGGGCGGCGGCGCGAGGGGTCAAGGTTTATGCGATCCCCGCTCTTTGGGACGTCTATGGAAAGAAGGCCGGGCCCATTCGAAACCAAATGATGATAGACGGTGGCAAGCCCGAAATGGTGGTGGCGTTCCCGGGCGGGCGAGGAACGGCCGATATGATCGCACGGGCGAACCGGGTCCCCGGGATCAAGGTTACTATCTTGGGGCCGGACGCATGAACGCTACTCATTGGGCCTCGATTCCGGACCTGGCCAAGCTAGGCCGGATCACCATCGCCTGCGATGAAACATGGGGAGCGGACACCGGGGATCAATTCCGCATTGCCCGGGATAACCTGGAGGTGTTCATTGCACCGGATGGGACGCGGTACACGTGGGACGATAGCGCGGTAACCTGCGAGGCGTGCTTGGCCAAGCTCGCGAATGTGGAGCCGTTTCTATGAAAAAGCCGAATCGGGCCGCCGTGACGGCTAGGATAGTCGCCGCGCAATTCTCGCCTACGCCGCTTTCGGCGGCGGCATACCGGAAGGCGATACGCGCTACCTGGAAAGCCGCCGCCGATTACGCGCAGAAGCAACGAAAACCGCCCCTTCCTAAGGGGGAATTGGCGATCGTGCTTATCGCAACCGGCCTTAGCATGTTGGCGGAATGTGTCGGCAAGGAGCCTGCTGCCGCATGCGTAGCCCTAATGGCCATAGAAATGAACGGGCCGCGCGACCTTCAACGCCAAATTAGAGCGCAAATGAAGCGGGGGAATAGCCTTCTAAGGAGCGGCGCGAAGAAATGAGCACGGCGCAAAATCCCTTAGAGCTAGACGGCCGCATCATCATTGTCGGCGGCCCCCGATGTGGGAAGTCGACGATCGCCCGCTCCTACCTCGCCCGCGGCGTTCCCGTCTATTGCGGCGATCCGGCTCACTTGGTCAAGGACCGGGAGGACGGCATTACCTACCTTCCGCCTGGCCTTACTTGGTCCGATGGCTCCGCCTACGTGGCGCAGGAATGGTTCCCGATGCCGGGCCCGTGGGTGTGCGAAGGGCAGATCATGGCGAGGGCGCTCCGCAAATGGCTACGGGGGAGCCCTCCGGCCGATCATATCGTCGTGCTGGGACACCACCACCCGAAAGCCAGGCCGACACCGGGACAACGGGCGATGCACACGGCCGTCATGAGCATTTGGCGTGAGATTGCCCACAGGTATCGGGCGATTGTGGTGATACCCGCATGAGGGGGAAAACCTATGCGGCACCGATATGCGGGGGATGTCCGGTCCCCGACACTAGCCGGGAAGTGGCCGCAGGGGCCCGGCCTAGCCAGGGTGGCGGAAATGGCATACGCGGCGGACTCAAAATCCGCTCACCCTTTGGCTGGTGGGCCTTGTAACCCGCCGGCCCGTCGAAGCGGGCGGCAGTAGGGAGGAATTCGCCGCAGTAGCGAGAAGGGCTTACGATGTGGAGCGGTTCCGGATGATGCGGGAGGCCCGTCCTCGCCCTAAGCGCCCGCACGCCTTGATTCGTCTCGGGCCCGGTAGTATTCCCGGTGGTGCGCGCATAAGGACAGGCCAGGAACGGCGCCGCGACCGCAAGTGACACAGAGGCCCGCCGCCCGACGATCGGCACGTTGGCGGGCCTCCAGGGCGCGGCGTTCGGCCAAATGCGGGGCGCAGCGGCGATGCCCATGGGCGGGCGGGGAGGCGCAATCTGTGCACGCTTTCCCCGCTGCGCGCTTGATGTGGGCGCCCATTACTTCTCTTCCTCCAGGACGTCATCCGCGAAAGTTTGGACGAGTCCAGTTAGTTGGGCCTCGATATCGGCGACCGAGGCTAGGCCTTTTTTGCCCACATATTTGGCAAAGGCGCGGCGGGTTTTCCGGTCAAGGCGGAGGGTCACCACTGCCCGATCGCGGGTGGCGGTGCGTAGGACTTCCTTGGCATAACGGAGGCCGCGCGATGTGCCGTCGCTCCATGCGTCATCCACCTCCTCACCCGCCGTCGCGCGACTTAAGCTGCTTCGATGCTGCTTTTGAATGGCAGTGAATCGCTCTAGGAGAAGCCCGACGAATCCAGTACGCTTCACGTTGCCTCAAACCGGGCTGATACATACTAACCGAATGCCGCGCTTCCGAAGAGCCTTCGCGAATGTGCGGGCGGACTGCTCATCGCCGAATGTCGTGAAACCACAGGATTTGCCTCGGTACCACCACTGAACGCGAAACGGTGTCGTCATCTTCAATCAACCTCCACTCCAGAGTCTAGCAACTTCAGCGGAGCCGCGCAAGAACTATTTGGGGCAAAGGGGGAGGGTCAACCCTCCCCACCCGGGCCTACTTCGCCTTTTTGAAGTTTTCGCAGGAACAGATCTCGATATCGGCGAAGTCCGCCGCGATGCACTGGCGCTCCGACCCGGCCTTACCGCTCCCCGCGGCGTGATGGCCGAGACGGTGGCCGCACGTGCAGATCTTGTCCATGTCCTGCGTATCGAACTGCCCGTTTCGCTTGCGTCCTTGAATCACCATACCCATACCTTACCAACTTCAACGGAGCCGCGCAAGGGGTTTTGCCAAAGAAAAAGGGCCCCGGCTAGAGGGCCCTTGTGGGGTGGGTTAGGGGTAGTGGGTTACTTACCCGCGCGCTTGCGGCGTTCGAGATACTGGGCGGCGGCCCGCTCCCGCGCTGCTTCGGTGGCAAAATAGCGGGTGTGCTGGCAGGCGCCGAATTTCTTACCGTTACGGGTGGATTGGACGCATAGACCGTAATAAGTCCCCGGCTCCCGCTCGTAATCCTGCGTCCAGCCATCGGCCGGGAGGGCCAATAGGGTAAAGACCGCGGTAGAACGCACGAGGCGGGCTCCGCGGGTTTCCGTGATATCGATATGCTCATTTGAGGTGGTGATGTTAGATGCGATCTTGGTTCGGGTCATGCCCAACTAGAACGGCGGCTCCGTTGAAGCCTTAAGCCCTTTCTTTTAGGTCCCTATATCCCACCCTTCATCGTCCTCGGTCTGCCAGAAAGGGCGGCGGATTTCGCGCTCCTCCCGCTCCTCCGCCTCCTCCTCCCGCCGGACCATGTCCGCCCTCGTCCCCTTGGCCGGGATTTCGGGTAGCGGGTCCTCGGCAAAGGACCAGCATTCCCGCCAGGCATAAAGAAACGCGTCGCTTGCGTGATCGGCGAACCGGCGATCGTATTCCTTTCGCTCCTCGTCCCATTGCAAGATCTCCACCTCGGCTATTAGGTCATCCGTACGGCCCTGGACGAACAGGATCCGCCCCCGGTCAAGCTCGCCGTTGCAATGCTCCACGTAGGCCAGTTTGCTCGTTTTGGTGGCGGCCTTGACCGGGAGGCCTTCACGCTTGCGCCATTCGTCGCCATAGCCCTTGCCTAGGCCGCCCTCGTCCAAAACGATAAGGTCAATGGGGTATCGCTCTTTAAGCCGCTTTAGCTCTTCGGAGATGGACCAAGGCGAGAGTGCGGCGTATTTCTTGGCGTAAAGGACGCGGGTGGTCTTATCGTTATCCGTCCAGCCGACGACGACGATCGCGGTGGTGCGCTCATCCTCGGAGGTGCCTAGGTCAACGCCCGCGATACAACGGGACGGGCGGGGAACGCGATCTAGCGCTATCTGATGGGCGCCCCGATCGAAGCGGAAGACGAGGGAGGAGGAGTCCCGGACCCATTGGCCGAGGTATTCCCGGCGATAGGTGGGGTTGTCCTCGGTCCACTTACGCTCCGCTCGCTTACGCGTCAGCCAATCGGCAGCATGGGGGATGTGCGGGTTTTCGAGAACGGTCCAATGGTGGGTACTGATGGCCGCCACCGCGGGGTTTTTCCCAGTGGTGAGATCATGGAAATGCCCGGCGCATGCGGCGTTGGGGGTGCCAAAGAGCCACGTGTCCCCATTCAAATCGAGGAGGCTAGCGTCAAGAACGTCCTCAATCATGTAGCGAAGGAGGGTGGTGGGGAAGGCTTGCGCTTCGTCCACCACGACGCGGCGATATTTGCCGCCGCGAAGGGCCTCGACTTTCCTCGTTTGGTCCCCGCCGACCAAGATGATTTGGCTCCCGTTCGGAGCGTGCGCCGTCAGTTCATGATCCTTCATCCGTAGGCCGAGGCCATAGCGCGTATTGAAGGCGTGAAGGATTGGCCACAGGATGTAGCGCGCGGACTTGGCTGATAGCGCGATGTAGGGGTTAATCGAGCCGGGGGCTTGAATGCAAGCGTCATAGAGGCCAGCGGAGCCGACCCACGTTTTCCCCGCTCGACGGGAGGTTACAGCGGCCTTGGTCTGCGCGGTATCGTCAAAAAGCTTGCGCTGCGATGCGAATAGCTCGTCACGATACCGGCGCGCCGCCCGTTCCACCCTTAGTGCCTGGATTAGTTCGTCCCGATTCACTGCCCACCCCAAAGAGCTGGATTTCTAGCAGATCAATGCGTTCTTTGGCTTTCTTCAATTCGACAAGCGGGGAGGCTTTTAGCATGCGGCGGATATCGTCAAGAAGACGGATCTTCCATCCGTCAAGAGCCACGGCCCGGGCGGAGACATAGATCCCCCCTGTCCATTGACAGGTGAGCTTTATTTCGAAGGAGTCACAATCATCAAGGACGCGCGCTTGCACCCGCACGATCCCCGCTTCGTCTAGCTCCTTACCCAATGCGCAACGTATCAGCGCCGGAAGGTCGGCCGGATCTGCCATCGTTTCCCCCATTAAACAGACGTGCTATCAGCATTGCGAACCAATCCGCCACTGCCCGATAGAAGCTAGGCCCGGCCTCCTCTCTGAGCCCGGCCTCCTCTCTGACGGCTAGAGCGTTTCTCCGGGCAATGATCCAGCCGAGGGCGGACACCGCCATAATGGCCGCGATTGGCACCGCGATTTCGGGCGGCGGCGGGGCCGGTTCATGGATGCGCGCAACCCATGAGGGCGAACCGGAACCGGGGTCAAAGGTGAATCGCATTACCCGATGCGGCGTAAAGTACGTCTTAAACGCGGCGTCCATTCCTGCAAAGCCATTGATGGTGTTCATTGCCCCTCCGCGGCTCTTTCCCGGACCCGTACAAAGAGCTTGATGGCAATCGCCCGTTGCAAGTTGTGGAGGCGCTCTATCAAATCGCGGGCGTCCGTTAGCTCTACCCTCCCATCATCGAAATAGATGCGGACGGCAATATGGACGATTTCCCGATCGGTCCCGTGCTCCCAACGGCTGATCCAAGGGACAAGCGGCTTGCCCGGCGCCTCCGAAAGAGGAGGGAAATCCTCTTCATCGGCTTCCGACCGTTTCAGGCGATAGGCGAGGGTTTTCATGCGGGCGGCTCTTCCTCCGGCGGGGGCGTTTCCAAGGCCGCCAGCTCCGCCTTGGCCGATCGCAACTCCTCCATCCACCTTGCCGCTTGGAGCATGGCTTCATCGCGCTGGGCGATGGTCCTTTTGAGATCTCCCTCCAAGGCTTCTATCTCCCCGCCTCGCGCGATCACCTCGGCGATTTCGATGCTAAGTTGCTTGGCGTTAAGGTCACGGTCTTTTTCGACCGTGTGCAGGGTTTCGAATAGCGTCCCCATGTTTTGGCGGACATCGGTAAGCATCACCAGCAAATCCCAGATGGCCTGCAAGTCGGTAAGGGCGGCGGGGATGTCGGCCCGGGAATGGTAGCCCTCTAAGAAACCGCGGATTTCCTTCTCTCGCTCGGACATGCTCATGGGTCCTCCAGGTATTCGAGGGCCGAGTCTAGCTTTTTCCCGGCCTGCCGCAGGAATTCCTCCGTGTACTCCCGTCCGGCTAAGTCATCAAAAAAGACGGTGCATGTCTTGCCGCCCCGCTGGAAGGTAACGGTAATGGCGTCAATGGCTACCGAGTCAAACCACTGCGGGCGCCAATGGCGGACCCAACAGAGAAAGAAGTTGATATCCCGCTCCGGGGTGGGGGTGAAAAGACCGAACCACTTCATCGTTTGATCCTCCACCGTGGCGGGCGACTCACTTTCTCAACGGCCTTGGCCTTGCGTAGCTCGGTCAAGGTCGTCCGTACTTGCGTCCGGGACAGATGAACGCGAACCGTCCAACAGATCTCATCCACGGTAAGCCCGTCCGGCTCAAGGAGCAGGGCATCAAGCACGCGCGCTTGTTTGGTGGTGGTATCCACCGGCCTTGCATTATGCGACGCATCCTTACCGCGGGTCATCCGGGCCCCCGTTTAGGCGCTTGTCCCTTTGCATGTCTGGCGGTGTTTACTTAATGCCAATGGGGTGGTGAAGGGAAGCCCGCAAACGCACACGTTGGCCGTCCGCTGATGGCGGCTGATAAGCGGAATTGCCTCTGTTTCGGGCTCCGTTTTGGCCAGACTAGGTCCATCGGCCGGGGGTTTATCGCCGATTATCACCCGCTCGAACGGCACCCACCGCCCATCGGGTAGCCAAAGGACCCGGGCCGCAAAGTCGACGCGGGAGATTTCGGGGTGCTTGGTTTGCGCTCCGAATTGGTGAATGTGATCGGTTAAGGTTGCGCGCATCGGACCTAATGCCGGGCTCCGTTCGAGGCGGCCATCTCATCGGCGAGGGCTTGGCGGAGGAGCGTAATCCGCTCGCCACGCGGCAATTGGGCCAGCTCAGATTGAGCATGAGTCGCCGGGCGACCAATCGGAGTCCGGTCCACATGGCCACCCAGGGCGCCGTAGACGGCGAGCTTGGTCCGGATGACTTGGAGGAGGAGGTTATGTTGTCCTGTGGCAAGCGCGATTTGCTGCAGGTTCTCCAGGTCGCAGAGGGCTAGATTGACTTCGTGGGTCCAGCCACTTTCGGACGAGAGGCGGATCGCGCCCGCCGCCTCCCCCGTCAACCGGTAGACATCGCCGGGTGTGCATCCCCACCGCTTGCACAACTCCTCCCTGCTCTTTGCTCCCCGCCACGTGCCCGTTAGCAGCATGCGGGCGATTTCGTGGCGTTGCTCGTCCTTGGTCATTAGGCTCCTCACGTGGCGGCGAAGTCCATCGCATCGCCGTCCGAGATGGTGAGCGGGGCCGTTTCCTCCGGCGGGCCAAGGTCGGCCGAACCAACGGGTGGAGCTTGGTCCGGGAGCCAATAGCGGGTGGTGCGGCGGCTTCCCCGGGCGACGATCCGGCCTTGCTTGACAAGCCTTTGGAGGACGTCTCCGGCCTGGCGCGGCGTGACACCGTGGCCAACATTGGCCGCAAGCACAGAGGCGCTGGTCCAGCTACCCGCTCGGATGTCCGCCATGGCCGCCTCTAGCAATTCTGCGCCGGTAAGGCTTGCCGCGGTGGTGCTCGCCTTGGCCTTCGGCGGCCGTCCGGGCTTGCGTTTCGCGGGCTTGGGTGCTGGTACGGAACCGGTTCGAACCGGTTCCGGCGGTGGCGCTGGGATCGTGTCCGCCTTATCCGCCGTGGTCCGATACTCCACAAATCCGGGGAGGGTAGCGGGGAAGGAGTTGGCGAGCGATTGGCGGAGTAGCTCCCGCACCTCTTCCCTTACGATCCGTTCAATGTCGATTGTCATCATAGCTTTAGGTCCCCTTCGAATAGGATCTCGATGGCGCTTTCTCTTACGCGCCCTCGCCTCTGTGCATAGTTCCACGTGCAACGCTTGTCCTCATCTTTGGTCGCTAAAAAGTCCGCTATCCCATCCACCACCGGTTTCAATGCCGCTCTAAGGCCGTCCCATTCATTGAGCGGGCGAGGGGAGATGCGGGTAATGGTGATGCGGAAAGAGCGGTGGATAAGCCACGGATCGGCGCTTCCGCATTGCCACCGGCATTGCCACGCCGTCCTGAGCCGGAGATGCTTACGCTTGGCGGCCCGGGCCAGCATCCCCGCCCTCGTCCGGCCCTGGCTTCCGTTCAATGGGTTTTTGGTGGGCATGTCGATGCGGACGGTGGGGCCGGGAGTGTAGCGCGCACGGGCATATTCGGTCACGGCACGTGCTCCGTTTGAAACGCATTCCAAGCCTCAATCGCCTGGACAATCCAGCGGTCGTCAGGATCGCCGGGTGGACTAAAGCCAAGGAAACAGACTCCGCTCCCGTCCTCGTAGGCCAGCTCGCTCGATTCATCAATGAAGACGCCCACGGGGCGCACCTCGTCCTCTTTGCCTTGGCCGGATAAGGTGACCGTACCCCATGCCACGACAGGATAGAAAACGGCGCTAGTCGGCTTGTCCACGGTCGGCGGCCATTCGACTAGCCGCCATCCGGGCTGTGCAGCCGTGAGACCGGGGTTAAGAGTCATGGCCATTGGCTTATTTCTCCTTTAGCTCGCGCATGCGATGAGGAGGGCGAAGGGGCAAGGGTGGCGTCGCAACGGTCCGGGCTGGTGGGAGCGAGGGAAGGCCGCTCAATCGAAGCGCCATGGCCCTTTGATTTTGCGTAAGATGCTCCCAGGGACAGCGCGAAAGGTCACGACATAAGTCTTTTATGGTGTGATGGGCACCCACTAGCGGGCCATCCCAGCGGCCCTCGGCAAACATTCGCTTGCGATGGGCGTCTAGCTTTCGGAAAGCTATGTGTAAAAGGGCAAGGTCCCGCTCATTAATCGGGTCTCCGCCCTGCGCCTGCGATATGGCTTGCAGCCACTTCCCGCCCCCGCCTCTATTGGGTGAGCCTCTCACGACGCCCGCCTCATGGTGAAAGGTCCAAAGCCATTGGCATGGAGCAGGCGGTAATAGTCCCGGACCCGCCTGATCGATAGGCCGAGGGCGAGCGCCAAGTGCATCGGGCGCACGGATTCAAGGACACAACGGCGGGTGGCCTCCAGGCGGGCGGCATAGATGAGGCCCCCTTTATCCTTTTGACGGCCTAGTTTGGCCGTGCCGCGAATCTGGACGATGGACAGGTTATAATGCTCGGCGGCGGCCTTGACGATATCCTCCGCCTTGTCGATGTGCGAGCGTAGCGGATAGAGCCGTGGGTTAGGTCGGAACATAGGCCTCCTTGGCGGGGCGGTGGTGGTGGTGATGGGCGGTAATTCCGTGAATGACGGTGGAATGGTCAACGCCGCAAAGTTTGCCAATGGCGAGATAGCTCCAATGGCCTCGGGAATAAAGCTCCGCCCAAAAGTGGTGGCGCGCATAAGCCATCGGGCGGTGACGGTCCCGGCCCATCATCTCCTCTACGGTCACCCGATAGAGGGTGGCGATGCGGGTGGCGTCCTCCAAAAGGTCCCGTGCCGCTAAGAAGGTGATGGTTTCATGCATGGCGCCTCCGCTTGTAGGGGCCGAGGTGCTTGGGGTCCTCACGGCGGTTCCGGTAATGCTCCTCGGTGAAGGGCCACCCGGGGTCAATGTTTAAGTCCGTCTCGGGATTGATGTAGGGCCGTTCTGGTAATTCGCCAAACGCCCGCTCTAATGACTCCAAGACTTTGGCGGTGAGCTTGTCCATGGCGACATAGGAATAAAGCGTCCCATATTTCTCCCATTGGCGACGGATGCACTCCACCCGCCATTGCCTTTTGGTTTGACCCGCCCGTGGCCATCGCCAATCATCCGGGCCCCTCATTGAAGCCCCCCCAAGGTTCGATCCTTGTGTAATGTGCAGGTGAATCGAATTCGGTAATCCATGATCTCCTCACGCCGCATAGCCACTACGACATGCCGTCGCATGTTTGGTCCAAGCTCGGCCAATTCAGACGCAATAGTAACAAGGCTTTGCGGAGAACGGATGGCCGCCTAATTTGAAGTCTATCTTATCTGTTTCGCCCCTATGGTAGATGACGCCTGGCGCCCCGTGGCGAGCCGCTACCATGGCCAACCTCCCCGCGATCGGATTCCGACTAAAGACGCGTCTCCGAGCATCCTCGTGCCAGCAATGGCCATTCTCACGGCACACCACCACCCTCCCCGGCCATCTTCCCCGCCAACCGGGCCACCAAGGCCGCCGCCCGGGTAGCCTGCTCGTTGGTCGAGATTGGCGATATTAGCCGCTCCGGTTCGCGCTTGACTTTGACCACCGGCTTTTGGCTTTTGGCGTGCTGCAAATAGCCAATGAGCTTAGCTTGGAGCTTGTCAATGGGCATGCCCTCGGGGGTCTTTGCGGCACACTCGGCAATGGCCACCGAGGCCGCTTGGATTGATTGCCCATTCTCCGCCATCCACTCGGCATGTCGATTGGCAATGGCACCCGCATCGAGCCGGTCAAAAACCTTTTCCTCTCGGATTGAAATCTTCAAAAAAGCCGCCGCCGCCGCCGCTTTTTCAGGGTCGCGCGTGAGCGCGTCTGATCTGCTGCTGCTGCTGCTGCTGATTTGATCTGATCTGATCTGATCTGATCGGTCGACATGGTCGACGGGTGTCGATGGCTGTCCACTCGTGTCGACGGGTGTCGACGTGTCGACGGGTGTCGATTGCTGTCGACGCTTGTCCCGGACCCAGTCCGCTTGGTATCTTTTCCGGTCGTCCTCCCGGTGAATGTCCCTATACTTCTCGAACGATACGACGCGATAATTGAAACCCTCCTCGTGCACAAGCCGCCTCCCCTCCTCGGCCCGGTTGCGGCTCATCGGGTCCGGTTGACACAGCTTGTCGACAGCTGTCGACACGTCGACAACTGTCGACCCAATGAGAGTCGCGAGGAGGACGGGGTTTAGGTCGACCGTCCCGTTTCTGCAGTGAGCGATAACGTATCCCCACACTGCAAATACGTCGGCCCCCGCTCCGATCATGGAACCGGTATACATTGACTCAAATGCACGTCCGTACATTCGCGCCGCCTTGCCGATGACCGGCGATAGATTGTCGATACTCTTAAGCGATATTGTCTTTGCGAGCCGCCGCCTCTTTAGCGTCTCGCTCTTCCTTAAGCCGATTCACTTTGGCCTTAAACGCCATGAGCCGAAACCGTTTCAAGTCCGGCGGGGATAATCGCCAATGGCTAAGCCGGCCTTTGCCATTATCCAAAGCCGACACCTTGCGCCGTCCCACCTCGTTACCGGTGGCCAAAAGGAACGTGAGCCAAGCGCCGTTGCCATAGTAGACCCGGACCCGGGTCTCCCCCTCTAGTTCGGCGTCTTCACACTCCCGGGTCCCGCCACCCCAATGGATGATGGTTACCATGCGCGCCTCCGCCGCATGCGGGCCCGTGCCTTACCGAGGCATCGGCTGCAAAGCGAGTAAAATCCCCACCCGTTCGTGCTC